CAGGATGAATATATCGCTTTGTTGAAGTATCGTTATAGATAAATTCATAAAAAATTTTTATTTTTTTATCTTTTTTTTGGTATTTTATTCCAGTCATACTTCACTCACATCTTCTGTTTTCTTTTTGCCAATGATTTCTAAATCAACAATTAAACTCGAAATTCCTAACTGATAATCATGTTGCTTGTTATATCCTTCACTTCCAAAATAAACATTCCTAACATACATTTCAGCACATAAAACTGCTAAAGGCTCAATTTCTAGATCTTTAGAAAAATCGTACCCTGTTTTGTGAAAAATAAAGGAGGTAGCTTGTCTACTTAATTTTTCTAACATTTGTAAATTTGCATCATCATCTAAATATAATGCTTCTTTCACTTGTTCATTTGTTAAAATATTAGCCATAACTACCTCCTATTTTTTTTATCATCCTTCAGTAATGAGTGTAACTGAAACTGTTTTTATTTTTTTACGAGCATCATCATAACCAATTGTTATGACTGCAGTTTTAGTTGTATAACCAGTTTTTGATACTGAAATATTATATTGACCATATAAAACATTATATGATCCGTCAGTTTCTGCTGTAACTGTATCACCTGATCCAACTACTGCTCCTTTTTTAAGCACAACTGTTGGAGCATCAATATCCTCTCCAGCTTCATCAACTACAATAAACGTCATGTTTACAGGTTCGTACTGTAGATTAAAGTTTTCTAAAACTTCTCCTAACGTATCACCTGTCACAGTTTTACTAGTTATATTTTTTAATGTTTTAATAAGTTCATTTGCTAACATTTAGCTCACCTTATTTCTTTTTTCCATAAACAATTGCTCCTGGAAATGGAGCAGTAGCTGAGTATCCGCTTGCGATGTATTCAGTAATTCCTTTCCTAGCTAGACGATCAGTTTCGATTCGAATAGGAATTAAATTATTTGCTTTAAAGAATTTATTAATGTTTCCAATAACAAAATCGCCAGGTTTTAAATTTTCTTCAACTTCAATACGAATTGGCCCAATTGATGAAATACTCGCTGTATTATTAAAAATTTGATACTTAAAATTACCTAATTCATCAGTTGCAAATAATACGCTGTCCGCTACATCT